TGACTGTTTTAAGCGTGGCAACTTTAGCTGCGTGTAGCAATCAACCTGTAAATGAACAAACTCAGGGGACACAGACCATGCAAAATTGTGTCCCAGAATCTACTGGGCAGTTAGTCGGTATAACAGGCTTGTCTGAAACACAAATTAAAGCGCTGACCCGAGCTGAAATTGTGAGAATGGTTGCACCAGGGCAGCCTGTCACCATGGATAATCGTATGAATCGCGTCACTGTGCTGGTCGATCCGAAAACTAAAATTATTCTGCAAGCATCTTGCGGCTAAACAATTTTAACAAAACTTCTCAATATTACTCGGCTTTGTTGCACAAACACCTTAAACTATGATTTTATTTAATTTATTTTTGTTGAAATTTCCATAAAACATTAAAAATCAGTATTTTAAAAATATTTATGCAACAAAGCCATATTACTCTGAAAATTTGATGTGATTTTTAGGGTATTTTCCGCTTTAATCAGTCATTGACTCAAAATTAAATTACTACAGTGTTAATATATCGGAGTCTTAAAATTTTAGATCAGGTCAGATAATGCACTTGTTTATGTGTTTGAAAAATCAAGGAAATATACATTTATGCAAGCCTTGAATATATCGACACGCTTAGGTGGATTCTACTTTTTCTATAGAACTATTGTGGAATGTGTATTTTTATAAATATAACAAAAACAAATAGTTGTGTTGATATTTTTCAGGTTTTATTGTGTCACTTTTTTGCTTGTAGATTATTTGTAGACTGTTGAGAAACATGCTTAAATCAGTACTGTCTAAGGTATCTGGTATTAAATATGAAACTCAACAAGTCCAATGTTGATGCTATTCCATTGACGACGTCAGGTCAAAAAATTTATCGGGATAGTGAGTTAATTGGCTTTGCTGTCCGTGCTACCACCAAATCAAAATCCTATATTATTGAAAGACGAAATGCAGGGGAGCTGTACAGGGTAGTGTTAGGTAAAACTAATGAGATTTCTACCTTGTCTGCTCGTGCAAAAGCACAAACCATTTTGGCTAAAATTGCCAATGGTGAGTATGTAAAGCCATCTAAAAAACAAGTTGTTAATAATCCACTTGATATTACAGTACAAGAAGCATTGGATATTTATCTAAGCAAAAATGACTTCAAGCCAAAAACAGTCAAACAATATAATAAGTACTTCAATTTGTATTTGCGCTGGTCTAATAGAAAATTATTTGAAATCACCAAAAGTGAAGTCCTGGATAAATTTATTGAAGTAACTAAGTTGAGCCCTTCATCTGCCAATGGTGCTGTATCGCTACTGGGTACGTTGTGGAAATATATGCATGTGCTGTACTCAAGTGATGAGGATCCAATCCTGCGCACAAATCCTGTTGATGTTATTGCTGTAACCAAGGGCTGGAATAAAATTGAGCGTCGTGAAAGGCACTTGGATAAAGATGTTATTCACAAATATTACAATGCCGTTCTGAATTATCAGGATGAACTGAATTTAGAAAATACTGCTCGATCTAACACACATCGAGATATACTTTTATTCACAATGTATACGGGTTGCCGTCGTCAGGAAGTTTGTAAGCTGAAATGGACTGACATCAATTTTAAAGATGGAACTGTTGTGTTTAGGGATACAAAAAATGGCGCTGACCATTGGTTTCCAATAGGTGAACATCTATTATCAATCCTGAAAGACCGTTATTTATTGCGTGAGAACGATTGGGTTTTCCCTGCGACAAAAATACCAACGTCAGCAAACATCCATGCCACCTGTGTTGATCGGATTCTAAGAGTCATAGGTGATCAGGTGGATTTCTATGTTTCAATGCACGATTTCCGACGTACTTTCGCTACGATTTGTAATTTACTTCGATTTAATATTTACGTGACCAAACGGCTACTCAACCATACTGCCAGACCGCGTGTCGATGTGACTGGTGGATATGTGCAAATTCCTATGGAAGAGCTCAGGGCTTCAATGAACATGGTAGAAGCAGTTTATCAGGGCAAAATTGACTGTTTTAATTATGAAAGTGTTTGGGATGAGCGCTTAAAACAAATAAAGGCAGGATAGACCTGCCTTATGCGTACTGAGCCGTGCACGTTGTTGTGCGGCTTTTTTCGTAGGCCAGCACATCACGTTTTTTATAGGCGATGCGTCGTCCAATTTTCGTATAGGGTAACTCAGAGCCATCGCAGCGCATTCGTGCCAGTGTCCAAGGGGAGCAACCCAAATATAGAGCCACCACTTCTTGACCAAAATTTTGATCATTTGGAGCAGCTATAAAACTTTCAAGTAATTGCTGTTTTTTACATTCAGCAACTGAGTCCAAGTTTTTTAATGCCATCACGACACCTCTCCCAAAGCTTTAATCACACCATACTGGTCATGCTTATTAATATATAAAGCAAGCATGTTGTAGAGCGGATGCACAAAGTGTTTTTGCACACGGATAATGATTCCAGTACCATCAACCTTTCTACTCTTTGTGACCTTGATAACCCATTCAACAAAATCAGAATTTAAATGACGCATATCAACCGCTATTTCATAAAGAGCGCCTGTTTCACCTGGATCTAACACCAAGTCAAAGGGCAACTCCTTGTGCAACTCACCAGCAATGAAATTCGCCACGCCGACGTTCGTTTGTTGAATTTCAGTCATTGGCTGGCTCCATCTCCAAGCACAACATGCCAATACATGCGCACCAAGTCGTCCATTGGAAGTTAATGCTCTCAACATCATCTCCGATGTACAGCTTTTTATCTTCATCAAAGCCAAACAGTTTTGCTTTTGGGTGCATGGCTTCAAAATCACCACGTCTTAAATCAATCTCAGTCATTGATTGGCTCCTGTGCTTCGATCATGGCTTTACAATATTCAGCCGCTTTTTCTGCATCATCTTTAGAGTTGAAAAACTCCCAAGTACTAACATCTTGGTTTTCATCGTCCCAAATCTTAGTTGCATAAAGGGTGTTGCTTTCTGTGACTATGTATTCCTTATGCTTAACTTCTTGAATATCACCTACATACATATCACACAACCAGTTATCAGGCTCATCCATCCAAAGAGATTCACCCTCATCTAAATACCAGTGTTCTATTGATTTTCTAGGCACAACCACAAAACCATCTGGAATAGCGTTGGCTTTGGCTGCTTGCCATGTACACCAGCTTGAATTAATTTCATTCAGGGCTTCGCCATACTCCTCATCCCATTCAATTAGCTCATAAACATTTTCCAATTCGTTATATTGAATGTTCGGCAAATATTTGAAATCCACACCTTGTGAAAGTAGGTGTTTTTCATGAGCAATTTTTTCTTTCTGAATATCCATCACGCCACCTCTTCTTGAGAAAGATGCACACCTACTAAACGGCTACCTTCAACACAAAAATTGACTGTGTTTAAACCGAATACACTTGATAAAAGTTCACTCAGTTGGTCTTGCTTTATAGTCAATTCACTTTTACGTGTGACCACTGTTTTAACCTGATCTTTTAATAAAGCGATGGCATCAGGCTCACTTAGTTGTGGATCCTGAGCAGATATTTCTACAACAGGCTGCACACTAATCACATTTTCTTCAGCAACTGGTGCCGCAATAGCTTCAGTATTCATTTCTTGGCCATTAGTTTTTAATTGGTATTTGTAGCTGCCGAATTTACCTGTACGGATAATTGCACCATCCTTATTCAACTTATAAATGCCATTGGTGAATTGCTTGTCATTCAGTTGTAAAGCAGCCATCAATTCAGGCTTTGTTAAACCAGCAGGGAAGTCATGCAAATACTGCAAAATTGCATCATGAGCCTTTACCTGCACTACAGTTGTGACTTGTTCTGCCTGTGGTTCAGTTGAAATTTCTGCTCTAGCTACACCTGACAGGAAATAAACGCCATGCTCTTCTTGCACATCGATCGTTGCTAGGATGTTTTTCACTGTCTTGATACTCAAGCGGCAAACAGTCATTAATTGGTTTGCAGATAAGCCAAGCGGGTCATTCTTTAAAGCATCAATTACCCTGTCTTTTGCTTTTTGTAGAGCTGTCTGCTCATGAAAGCGTCTCATATCAGCAGCTGAATTCATTATTCTCTCCAGTTCGCTTCTTTGAATTTTGCGTCTAGAATTAGGCTGTCAATTTCACCTAAACTCACGTTGTTAAATATGTGTGTCATCTTGGTCCCGAACACTGTCAGTGTTCGGGTGATGGTTGAATATGAAAAACTCATGAAGTCACCGCACTTACGCCGTTTTCCAACTCAAAGCGACGTTTCTTTATATAGTCCATCAGCTTTGGTTGAATCTCAGGTGCACGAGCTGACACATCAATTTCAAGTGCATCAAGTGTGGTCAAGTCGGGTGCATTTTGGATTTGCACCATTAAAGAAGGTGGCTGCTCAATTTCAGGCTTCGGGCTCAACTGCATTAAGCGCTTACTAATAGCTGTAAGCAGTGGTTTGCGTTGTTCTGCAGTCCATTCTTTTGTATAGCCTGCAAGAGCATTTACTTCTGCAGGAGAGGCAGCAACAGCAGCGCGACTAATCAAGTCATCAAGTAATGTCTGGTACTTTGCATCGGCTGATTCTTCTGCAGGTTTGTTGCATAACAGTTCGGCTTCTTGTTGAAGTTTCTGCAAGTTAGCAACAGACAGATCATTATCTTGCTTGTTTGCGATAGGCCCTAAAACTTGCTCAATTTCATTTACTGGCTCAGGCTCAGCAACATTAATTTCAGGTTTGGCCACAACTGTTTCTGCAGGCGATTCAAGACTTCCACCGCTTACAGCAATTAATGCTTTGGCATGCGTTTCAGCATGTTCTTGCACTAAATGCACCAAGCCACGGTTTAAAAGCACCAAGTCATTTGCGCTGTTTTTCCACTTAAAGCCCTTGCTCAATTCCTCAGTTAGAACTGATGGGGTGAAGCATTGAATACCCTTGGCAGGCACTTCTTTGACTGCTTCTGGTACCTGTATTTCACCAATAGTCATAAACACGATCGCAATGCGGAATTCATGGTCAGTATCAAAAAATACAGTGGCAGGGAAGTTTCCAATAGCATCAAATACAGTCGCGTCTTTATGACGGCATTCGATTGATTGACCTGCAGCCATGGCCGCAAAAGCTTCATTACCCGTTAAAATACTCATGCTGCAAACTCCTGTGTTGGCTTCACATTTCGGCATAATTTCAGCTCAACCGAATCCACTAATAAATTGTCATCAAAAACCATTTTTTCTGCTTGGCTGAAAGTAGGTGCTTCAACCTGACCAGTGATAAAACCACGCCCGCCTTGTACTTTGGCCTTGTAAGACCAAACATAATTTTTCTTCATGTTCTTATCCCTTTAATGCTTTGCGTAGGTACGGGTCCACGTCATCCTGACGTAGTAACCAAGCTTTGTAGTCACTCGGCAGGTCATCAATGTAAGTACCTTTGTATTTGCCGAATGTGATTGTTTTCGGAATACGTGCTGTTTCAGACATCATGTAAAGCGAGTTCATATCTTTGATGCCCAGCTCGCCAACCAACACCTCAAGTAATACACCAGTGAAGTAAATGTCATATTTCGCGTTATGAGCATTGCGCAAATGCTTACGAGCCTTTTCTTTGTCTTCATTGATTTGGTAATACAAGGCGCCAAGCGTATGACTATCTGATTCAGGCCATAGCATCCGAGCAAGTGCCATAGTACAAATTGCTTTCACTTCAATTTTTGGGTCGCACTTTTTAACTGCTGCAACGTCATAATCAATGTTGTGACCGATCATGTATTTGACTGTGGTAGGCAAGCGGAATGTTTCATAGCTTGGCTTGCCTGCAATGTCGGATTCCAAAATGTGATGCACTGCCATCGCACCAAAAGAGATGCGTTCTGGGCATGAAAAGTATTCATCAAAATTCAATTCATGCCCCACGTGCAAAGCGCCATCTATAAAGTCGCAAGGCGAATACGAAATCTCAATCGGATATCCGTTCATGTCATGAGTTTCGGTGTCTAAAATGATTGCGTTCATGCGATAGCAGCCTCTTTGTTACTGTTTAAAATGTGTGTTTTTACTGTCTGGAAGTCAGCGGCATTGATTGCTAAAAGACTGTCAATTCCTTGTTCTTCACAGAACGTCATGACATCAATATCGTTTTGGGCAAGCAGTTCTTGAAGTTCATCGCGCTGTTCATCCGTGATGCCTAAAAACTCTTTTGGCCCAATCCATTTGTTCAATTCTTTGTTGAATGTGCATTCCAGTCGCTTTGCATGGTGAAGTAGAGTTTTGCGCATAACGTCGTAATAACGATGCTCTTTAACCAAAGAAGCTGTCAGTTCGTTAATATCGCCAGCATGCTTTGCTTCATTGCAGCTTTGCTCCCAGTTACCCAAGTCTTGCTGAGCCTTTTGCTCTTCAAGCTGTGCAGGGGTTAGTGTGTTGATATGGCCCTTGGCTTGATTAATTAAGTCAGCCAAAAAGCGCGGGTGCTCTTTCAGATCAGGCACCCAAACCTCGCCCGTTTCACCCCCTAAAGCACCTGAGTTTTTAGCGTGGTGAGTAGGGGATGGCTTAAAGCTAATTACACGTGCACTTTTACCTTCACTGGTAGTGACAGTGGTCAAATAACCCATGATGTCTGCAATGCGATAAAGCATATTTCGGTTTTTACCGCCTAAGTCTGGACGGTAAATAACTTGGTCGCCTGAGTTGTCTTCTGATGCGTGAGCAATGAACACAACGTCTTTACCCGAACTGACCAAGTTGTTCACGTATTGAGTGAAAATGTTGTTGGCCAAACCCTGAGCCTTAAGCTTGAGTGAACCATCCTTTTGACGGTTTTCACGGTTGCCAAGCAGGTGGGTTTTAATGCTTTCAAGCATTGCGCCCACGGTATCAATCACAACAGTGTTATACGGTGCTAAATCCTGCAGGGTGATATTTGCAACATCAGACCATTGCTGAACAGGAACCACAGCACCACGACGTAGCTCACCAGTACGGTGTGCACCTTTGTCAAAGTCAAAAGAAATGGCTTTGTCACCTGTAAAACCCATAGAAGTTTTACCAAGACCAGGATCCGCATAGATGTAGGTAATGATTGCCTGAACAATTAGCGGCTGGTCAGCTGTAATAATCGGTAATGCCATGATTACATCCCTCCCATGCGGCGGCTTCTGCGTCGGTGGTCGCCATATTCTTTGCTAGAAAAGAAGCCAGTATCCTGCAGAATTTGGTTATATTCGCGGTTACGATTCGCTTTGCGAGCTGTTTCCAAAGCACTAAATACCCAGTCATTAGCAACTGTTCTAAACACCTTTTTCAAACTACCGTCAGTATTAACTGCAAATACATCAATGTTTGAAAAGTAGTTTTCAGAGCGCATATTACGTTTCAGCTTTAGTGCATAAAAACGGGTTTTTGTTGTGCCCACACGGTAAATTTCAAAGCTGCCCTCATGACGTACAAAGGCTGAAAAGTACTGTGTGTCGGTAACTTCAATCGGCATGCTTATTTTCGGAAGATCATCAACTCGGAACTTTAAAAAGCCTGAGTACAAGTCTGAAAAGTTAAGCTGTGACTTTTGGTTTAAAGGAGTCCAATCGCTTGAACCATCCTCTGACCAATAAACGTCCTTGCCATCACCAAGGGCAGTGAACACTTGTTCTGGAGTTGCAAAATTCATGATTCATCTCCCACGGTAACTAAACGGTGTTTTTCGATGTGCGCTTTGATTAGCGCATTCATGTTTCGGTGATCGATGTGATCGGTAAAGTCGTTATAGCGTTTGCCAGTTGCATCAAAGACCTGAACGTCATCAAGACTGGTGACATCAACAGCGGTAAATTCAGAACCTGGAACGCCGTAATTATCTTCAAATGCTTCAACTTCAAAAGTTGTAGTGATGCGGAAACCATCTAAACGAATTACCGCCTGACCTTTGTTGGCGTCAGTCATACGAAGTTGTAAAAGCTCGTACTGAGATGGCGCAGTGTTCGCTGTGAAAGCGGGTGTGTAAGTCGTTGGCTCTGGTGTGTAGGTGACAGCCAAAGCGCCCACTGTGGCAACTGCAGCAGCCATAGCTACAATTGGATACTTGAAAGATTGAGTTGTTGTATTCATAATTACCTCGCAGTTTGGAAAAGCACACATGATTTAGCGGTCGGTGTGCTTTTTTGTTGTCCTTGGAAGTAATTAAACCAAAGGTATAAATAAGTGTCAACT